ACGCCAGCAAACTGCCACAACGCATAGCCACCATGACTGTCATTGGCCGACGATGATGTCGGATGGGCGTAGTTGGCCGACGAGAAGGCCGTATCGAAAGCAATGGTGTAGTCTCCGTTTGAATTGTTCGTGAGACTAGACACACCGTAATCTGCCTGTATTGTCCCGCCGCTGCCCTGCACCCACGCCTTTGCAACGCCAGGATGGTGCCGGATCAGTGACGCATCAGGATATTTTTCAGGCGCTTCGGTCTCGACCTCGGTTTGCACAGCCTTTTCGACTATACCCGGACGATCTGCCGTTGCAATTCTCGACGTCCACGCTCCGCCTGCATAGGTGTAGTGGAGACCTTCATCAGCGACCCACACCTGCCATCCCTCATGCGGCACAAACCGCACCCAGGCACTCGACGTGTATTGGACAACATCGTTTTCAGAGAACGCCGCCCAGCTTCCCGACGGGGGGCCACTAATCAAATAAAACGCGCCGTTAACTTCACTGCCGGGTGGAGCGGTCAAACGGTCAACAACTGTGATGATCCCATGAGCGCTTTTGACGTGCGGTGATGTGTGGCTTGAGATGCGCCAGTTACCACCGTCGGACGTGATTTTCACACTCTCACCTGACAACGAGAGCGGCAGAACCGTAGCGTAATTCGCCGAACCAGAACTGATTGTCTGGCTCGATGTGCTGTTGATCAGAACCTGATTGGCGCTTCCGGCATGCTGAACTGAGACAAACCAGCCATCACCAACATCAACCGCAGACGGCAGCGTGAACGTCACGTCACCCGACGAGCAGTTGCCGACGAATTCGGTGCTCTGATCCTCCGGCACAATGATGTAATTGAGCGACTTTGTAACCACCGGCGTCGTCGCGATTACCGACAAATCGCCAGGGTCTATGACTTTGACCGCCCCACTGATGTTATCATGCGCCCAGATCACGACGCCGGCGCTTGTCTTTGCAACGATCTTGTATGCCGGTGTGCCAACGTAAATCTGCGTCTTGGTGGTGCCGTCCGACGTGGGGTATCCTAGCGAATCGCATGTGACGCTCGTTCCAAGCGGTGTTGCCAATTCTTTATCTGCGTAAACTGTTTTAGGATTTGTCGTATCGGCGTCGTAGAATTCAAGCAGTGCTCCTGACACAACCGCACCGGTAGCATTGTCAGTAATGCGTGTGCCGGGCGAGAATACAGCTACGGAATCAGTCATTGATAAGCCTCATGCAATTTAGGCGCGCATTGAAGGGGTGGTTTTCATGCTCGGATTGACGGCTATCCAGTGGCACGGTTTCTTTCTGGCGATATTTGGAATCGCAATCGTTCGTCTGTACGACCGGATACGCTCTCTGAGAGATACGAACCTAACGCTCTTGAAGCGCATAGAAGCACTAGAGAAAAAGGACGCGGATGATTAGCGCCGTGCCTTGCCTTCTTCTGCAAGCAGGCGATTTATTTCGGCTTGCGTCAGCGCGTCAGTCCATGTCGTATCCATGGATCCGCGAAGCGGCTGCGTCCCCTCACCAACTGCCCGCGCCGCCCTTGCAGCAACAGGAACAGTAGACGGCGGCAAGCGATCGAGACCCGACACCCTGGCCGCCGCTGTTGCAGAACGCTCAACACCACCCGCCACGCGTCCCGCAGCATGCGCCGCTTCGCCAACGCCGCGGGGCGATGTTAGTGGCAGGACAGCGAGCGCTGTCGGGTCCAGGTTCACAGCGCCGTATATGGCCCCAAGACCAGTCCCTACACGAGCAAGCCCACGAGGCTCTAGACCCGACATAGATTGACCGGCGAGCACATAAGGCAAGTCTGGCTCATATTGCGCCAAATCATCCACCAACGCACGGCGCTGCCCGAAATTCGTATTGACGTTATCGCGCTGCGAGGATTGCAACTTGCGCAGCGTCGTATCAGTGGTGGCCTTCTCGTTGATAGAAAGCGTGCGGCGCATTTCGTTTAACTGGTCGCTGGCGCGGCTGTAATCGGCCATCGTTTTTGCGTATTGCGGATCAGTCTTGATGATTGTGGACTTGACCGCGTTTGACATGTTGCGCGCCACGCGCTGCGCATTGGATCCGGGCTCCAGCGAACTGCTACCGTTGTAGAGCGCTTGCTTGAAGTCGTCCAAGTCCTCGATGGTCATTAGCCCGCCGCGCAAATCGACCAATTCGTCAAACAAAGTCCTGGCGTCCTGAACCACCTTGAGAGCCTTGGGGTCCTTGACGAACCCGTTACGCTCTATCGCATGGCGGGCTCTGTTCATGACACCAAGAATTGGCGACGGGTTTATATAGGATTGCGACGAGCGTACGCTCTGCATGCCAGCATTGTAAGCAGCACTTCGGTCTGCGCGCAGGCTCCCAACCGCGCTTTCTGCCATGTCCACTGCATCGCTCAAGGGGCGCTGTCCGCGCATGTGCTGGCGAAACGCATTATTGCCTTCACGCCCAGCCCGGAACGCCGTCTGGACGGGCGTTGTGCCCGCCCCGGTCGTCAAGCCTAGTGCCGCCGCAGAGAACCGTCCCGCTCCTTGCGCAACCTTTCCCGCCGCCTTACCCGCTGCCATCAGGGGATCTATTGTGCGTCCCACCTTACCAACCGTCTGCGCTGCCGTGCCGACGACGCCAGGGGTCCGCGCTACCGCAGCGCCGCCGCCCGTCAATACAAGAGAGATGTCTGCCAGCGCCCCCACGGGATCGGTCGCCAGCGTTTGCTTGAATGCGTCCAGACTGCCGTAGCGGTCCATGACGAACTTGCCCACGGCATCAACAGCCTCTTGCCGTCTTGGATCCTGTTCAAACCCAATTGTCTCAAGCGCCTTGGATCCAAGCCCAACGCCAACATCCTTGATAGCGGTCGCCGTTTCTACGGGATGGCGGATGGGATAGGTGACATTATCGACAAACCGCTTGGCGCTCGGGACGAGGTTTTGTGCAGCCTGCCCTGGAACGTCCGACCAAGCCATCGACCGTTGCTGCGCATGCTGTGGCGCTTGCGGCGTGCTCTGATCTAGGCTTGCTGACTGCAACTGAGCGACATTGATGCCTTCCGACGCGAGGTATGCATCAATGTCGCTTTCCGGCGCACGCGCTTCGATCATGCGGGATATGTTGCGCTTTACCTTGGCAATATCAGTCATCATTCGAGTCCGTATTTCTTGCGTAAGGCGTCATTGCCTTCGCCTTTTGCGTCAAACTTCAAATCAAGCCCGAAGTTTGCGCGTACCCGATCACGCACTGAGTTGAGGCGGCGACGGTACTCGTCTTTGTTGCGTGCCTGTGCCAAGTCGCCAACGATCGAAACGAGGCGGGATTGGTCAGCGTCCGTCCAAGGTCCCTCGCCGGGACCACGGATCAGAGGTTTGATCGCTCCGGCGAGCGCTTCGGTTGCGCCCGTGATGTTGGATCTCACCTCGCTCGGGCTAATGTTGCCACCGCCCATGAAGTTACTGATTTCTCCCCAAACGCGCGCAATGTTGATAGGCACAGCGCCGGCAAGGCTATCGGGTGTGGATCCTTGGAAAGGACCAAGTGCACTCTCAAACGATGTATCGTTAGTGGTGTTGGCCGAATCGAGCAGATTTGTCAGGCCAGCATCCACCTTGCCCGTTAATTCATCGCGCTTGGCAGAGTTGGCCATCTTCTCGTAGGCCTTCGCAGGGAGACGGCCCGTCAGCATGTAGGTTTGACCCTCGGCACTCGCCGGATCAATTCCCATACTCAACAATTTAGGCTCTATCTGTGCTCGCTTCACCTCATCCATCAAGTACTTCGCCATCGCCGGATTGCGCTTAGCGATGGTGGTAGCAACCTGCATGGCTTGGGGTAGAGACAGTTCGCGGCTTCCGAATACGACTGACGGCTGTTTGGATGGATTGACGGCAGGCTGCGCGAACCGTCCAGCGCCTTCTGTCGGGACCGCTTCTGGGGTTGGCGTTGCAGGTTGCTCAGCTCCAGTAAGCATACCATTGACCGCCGCCATCTGCCTCTGTTCGTCGCGCAACGCACCCAATTGAGCGCGCTTGTAATCAATGCCGAGGCGTTTTTCCTCTGCTTCCAGCGGATCAATCGACATGCCCGCTTGCGCCGCCAGCATCGCCGGGCCTGTATCCGGCGACATTTCTTCCGGCGTCAGCCCTTGCCCGCCGTGGCGTTGCAGGATTCTCTGAAACGCAGCATTCCGTTCCGGACTTCCTTTCTTCATGCGATCAACCGCCATTGCGGCCTTGCCGTACCATTCCATTTCAGTCCGCGCGTCCTGCTTCTCAGTTCTATTGCGCGTCCAGTCGTGCTGCTCTTTCGTCATGTCCATTTGCTGCTGCATCATGGCATTACGGGTCGCAGTTTGTTTGGCCTCGCCGATCGCGTTCAACCCTTGATTGACGGGGCTGAAATCAAGCATCGCGTTCTTCGGCTGCGCTTGTGTCAGTGGGACGAAATATCGGCTCATGGCTTACACCGGTTTGAAGAATTTCGAATAGGCGTTGAGGCCTGTGCCAACCGCGCCCAATAAATTGTTCATGCCTACGTTGCGCGTTGCCCCCATCGCGTTGGCTTGACCCATCGCGTTGTTGGCCTTCGTCGCTGCGAACCCGTAGGCGTTGTCGCCCTGCGCGGCTTTGATCCCGGACATCGCGTTAGCGGCCTGGAAGCCTTGCTGCCCGGCCTGATTGTAGCGATCCATCCATTGGCCGTAGTTCTGCTGCAAGACGCGCTGGCCAGCGAGCGCCGCCGCTCCACCTGCCCCCTGACCACGCGCGTTCATGGCCCGCAGCATGGCGTTGCTGTCTGATGCAAACTGCCCCTGGAATAACGGGTCGCTGGTGATAACGCCCTGCGCAGAAGATCGCGCATCGGCGCCATTGAGGCCAAGCAGATCGGAGTACATGCCAGAAGCCTTCCCGCCCTGCTGCATGTAGGGATCGAACAGCCCGCTCGCCTGGTCGTAATAACCTTGGCTTTTGCCGTATCCCTCATCGAGCATCGCGTTGGCCTGCTTGTAGCCTTGGCGAATGTCGCGACGTTGATCGCCGCCGGTGAGATTGCTGAAAAATCCCATAGGTTGCTCCTAATAGTTCGATTTTGTGGATGCGTCACAGAGTGACGGCGGAACCCTCGTCCGTGAAAGTTCCGTAGGGCGTGAAGTCTCCGCCAGTGCCGTAGTTTGTGCCGAACGTTGATGCAGGTCCCGTGAGGTAAATCGACGGAGATACGCCAAGCGGCTTCTCGCCATTGCGCCCCAGGAACGCTGGCTTGCCATTAGGGCGCAGAAATTTTTCGCGATTAGACGCGACGGTTAAATCAATGAATTGGTTGGGCGCGAAGAAAAATTCCGCCATTGAAGCGCCAGGACCGAAATAATCGGTGTTATCTAACTGCTTCCCAAGCGCCCAATAGGCGTTGTTGTACCTGATAATGCCGTTGGTTCCTGTAGAGGCCCCTGCTGCGGACGCACCGTTCACATACATTAATCTGTTGCCAGTCCCAGAATTCCATGACGCCACGATGTGGTACCACTCATTTACCCCATTAGATTGAGCGTAGTTCGTAGCTCTAGATACTCTCGTCGTGTTTCGATCGGTGCTTGTACACACCATGTTAACCCAACCGGTATTGCCTAATCGCGCGTACACAGCGCCATTCCAAGTTAGGTCGGGACTCCCTGCAAACAATTCACGGAACACTCCTGATGATGGGACTTTAAACCAAAACGAAATCACCCCAGTGTACCCATCACCGACACCCGCCAACGCGCCGCGAAGCATGTACGCCCCAGACCCAAACGTAACGCCCTGCGCAGGCCTCGCCCCACCAATCACGCCGCCTGAAAAGATCATGACGCGGCCAGCGCGAGTGTGCCGGAGATTTTAACGCTCACATTCTCAGCGCCAGACGTGCTGGAAAACGTCAGAACCACATCGTCACCGATTGAAACCGAGTTGGAACCAGTGTGGGACTGCGATTGTTCCGAGGTCGAGACGCTGTTTGCGGATCCACCCAACGCCGTAGCGTTGATTTTCACGGTCAGAGTGGCAGTACCCGTGGTGCAGACTGTCGTTACGTCTGTGATGTTGCGCGCAACGGCTGAATTCACCACAACGCGGTAGTCACCATCGTCGGGATACTGGATAAGCCAGGACTGTTCCCACGTCTGCGTGAGCGTTGCTTTGCCGGTCAAATCTTTTGCGTTTCGCGCATTCCGGCGCTTTTCCTCAACGATAAAGCGGTAGAACGTTTCGTCTCCCGGTACGCCAGATGGGCTGATGTCGCTCATGCTGCGTCCTTCTCAATCTCGGCATAGACGCCATACAGCGCCCGTGCCACCTTGGCTGAGCACGAGATACGCAGCGTGAACCCCAAGAGTGACTGCCCGAGACGGCGCGCCACAACGCGCGTCAGACGTTTTCCTTGCTGGCCTAGCGTCAGGGTGCGTGTGCCAACGAACGTCGCGCCGCCGTCCTTCGACCATTCCAGCATGATCTCTGGATTGATGTCCTGCGCATTGCCCGTACCCGTTCCAACACCACGCTCCACATCGATATGCAGCGCATGGAGCGTAACCGGGTGCGGGTAGGCCGATACGGGCGGCAATGTCACGCTAAAGATAAGCGGATCGCCGGCCTCGTCAGCGAATGATTGTCCCATCTCGTAGAGATTGGGGCTGTCACGATCGCCGGCAATGACCTTGCCGAATGCCTCAGTGACAGTGGAAATGCGCCAGCTGCTCCGCCCGTAGCTCTCTCGGTTAGACCAGCCATATTGGCTGTCATAAACCCACGTCCATTTGTCCGTGCTGATTTGATAGTAGGAGTGGCCGTCGCGGGTCCAGCTCGTAGCCTGAATGGTCCTCTTGTCGGCAAGCGCCTCGATATCACGCTCAACCGCGGGCGTTGAAATCCGCTGTCCGGAATAGCCCTGCAACAGTCTCACTGTGCGATCATGCGCTACCCAGGCAACGGTCTGATCCAACCGCGCCACGCTGTTCGCAGATAGGCAACCCAGGTCCATCACAGTGGTGCGCGCAAATCCTGTGCCGTCGGCCAGACCGGCGTTGGCCCAAAACTCACATGTGAGAGTTCCCAAAATCATCAGTTCGTTTTGTCGATTGAACACCCTGACAACTGGGTCCGGACTGGCGTCAGCACGCTCAAAACTCAGCGCATCCCACGATAGCGCATCATCGATTTCGCCGGCCTGCCATTTGTTGTCCACAGTGCCGATGATAACTATGCCATCAACAACAGTCAGGCTAAGCGGTGCGAGCAAGTCAGCATCCGTCACCTGTTGCAGCGACGTGCGGTAATTGTACATGACGCCATCGCAGGCAATCGTAACGTCTGGCGTTGAGCGCCGGTTGCGCACCATGTAGACCTGCGCTGACCCGCTGATCGACATTGACCCCAATGATGTGCTGATGCCGTTGCTCTGGATTTTCCAAAGCTGCGTGCCCGCCACAACGTACAACGCACCATCTACTTCAAGCGCTGCACGAATACCTGTGGCGATTCCCTCAAGCCTGGCAAAACCCTGCAGCCCATCAGCGCAGTACAGTGCGAATGTAACCCGGCCTTCCTCGCCAATCGTCTCAGCGAAACCGTTCACCAGGCGCGCTGTCCCGCCTTGCTGGAATCGAGCCGGGGCGGATTTGGCGTTGAGAGAGAGGGGGATTGGATTTGGCATTAGTTCCCCACCGTGATTATACCAGTTGAACGTCGCCAAACCCACGTCACTGTGCCATCCGTGATCTCTGAGGACGTGCCGGCTGGTCCAGTCGTTCCGCTTGTCCCAGGCGTTGCGCACTCATAGACGTTGCCATTCCAAACGACCACTTGGCGCACGTAATAAGTCGATCCCGACTGCCACACTCCATAAGGCAGTGGATCATTGCCAAGCAGCGTTACGGTTCCTGGGGCGTCCTGAGCTGTCGCTTTAACGCCTGCGTCAAACTGCGATAACGGTACTGCGAAGAATGCAGCGCGCAAATCGCTCCACCCGTCATCGGCATCGCGCGCGAGAACCGCTGTCGGCTCTTTGCCATACTCATCGGCCAAGCGCACAGCGAGCATGGCAACAACGGCCTGTTCGAACCGTGCATCAAGCGGCAATGTATCTCCGGACAAGCCCTTGGCTTCCCACGACGCAATCATAGCGTTGAGCGCTTCCGATGCCGTGTCCATATCCGCAGCGGATGGTGTTTCGTCGACAGCGATAACGCGGATGCGTCTAAGTGCTCGGGTCGCTATCTGCTGTGCTGTCGCCATGGTCGCCTTCTGCTTGCTTGGATGGCCGCCCGCGCCGCTTAGGCTCAGGTTTGGCCGCTTCCAGATTGTCCAATTCCCATTGCGGTACAGGACCCCATGAGTATTTACGCCTCAACGATGCAGGAATATTCATTGCCACTCCTTGTGTTGGGGTGGGGCTGTTGAACCCCACCCTTTTATTGCTTATGCCGTTCCGCTGAGGCGGAGACCGGTGCGCGGGTCAATCAACTTGCGCCCATACAGCATATCCAAACGCCATTTGCTGATGTCGTTTGTCCCGTCGTAGATCGGGATAACGCGAACCGAAAACCCCTTGTACGAACGACGTGCAGACCCGTAAGCAGCTGCCGGCAACTCCATCGGGACGCAAGCCAGTGCCATTGCGTTCTTGTGGAATGCCATCGACTGCTTGTAAGTCGTGGAAGGATCGCCAACAAAGGTCAGAGCCGCGTTGTCCGCGGGCTTTGCGTCAACAGTCTGATGCGGGCCGGCGATGATGATAGGCGGCGAGATCGTCATGGTAAGAGCGCCGGCGGTAGCCGTACCGTCAGCCGTCGCAACAAACTGTTGCAGGATGCCGGTACTTGCCTTTGTGCGCTGGTTGACCATGTAGACACCGGCGATCGTGAACACATCACCTTTCTTCACCGTCGATGACGCATCGAAGCCGTCGCAAATCAAACTTTGCGACCACGTATTCTTTGCGGTGTCGTAGGTGACGTTCTGATTAGCACCGTTAACAAGCGGGCTTGTGTTGTCACGGGTACCGGTCGTATGACTTGGCGCTACCTGCGATTCAAACGTCTCGCAGCCGCCCACCTTACCAAGGCGCCCGTCTGTATATGCAGACGATACA